CCGCCTGCTATTTTTTGCTCTAATCTTTCGTCTTTAATGCCATATTTTGAGTGATTATGAGCGGAAATTAGAAATTCACCTAGGGATTTAAATTCTGACATGACTATTACCTCTTTTTGAGTGGGTGTTTTCCTGCGCCCACAGTTTTTATCCCTAATATCCTACCCGTCTATTAGGGCTTTTACGACTACAATATAATAGTTCTCTGGTGTAGAATAAGTTGCCCTAAATAATGAGGAAAGAATTAGGCGTAGGACCAACGAAAACCGTAAGCAGTACAATTAGGGTTAGCTGCTGCCCTAGATATATTAGAAAGATTGTTATTCTTCTTGTTATAAAGCAATTGTATATATCTCTTAGCGTCATTAAAGGAATTAAAGCGCATTAAGAGTTCTCCGTCGGTAGAAAGCATATTTACTGATTTATAAAGTTTTACCCTTGTTGCTTCTGTCATAGGATCATGTATTATACCTTTACAAGTATTAGAAATTCTATTTCTTACCTCTTCTGGTACTATTTTACCTCTATTACCATCTCCTATCTTTTTTCTTGTTTCTTCGCTAGGAGGACCACGTTTTTTACCATTAGGATGCCTACAAGCAAGATGATGTTGATTACCCATTGCGTTTTTTCTTTGAAGTTCTCTAGTTTCTTTACTTACTACTTTATGATTGTTACCGCCGCCTTCATGGTTATATCCATATTTATTATCTATACTATTAAAGGCTTTTATGTAATATATCTCTATATCGTTGAGATCTTCTTTGTTGCATATATTAACTATTTCAAACTTAAAGTTGTCAGAACCATATTTATCAAAAGCAGATTTTATGTGGTTATTAGTTCTTATTCTATAAGTATGCTTAGAAACATAATTCCACCTATAAAATCTTTCTCTTAAGGTAGATGCTTGTCCTATATATCTTTTACCGTTAATTAGATTGGTAACAGAATAGATACCACTTAGCATACTATCTTCTTTTTTTAGTTCGCTTAGCATGGATACTATTATACAAAAAAGAAGGGTTGAATCAAGTAAATTCAACCCTTCTTAAACTATTTATTTTTCAGTGATTAGCTGGTCGCACTGAAAGCGGCATAGGTTTTCGTATCGTTAGCCGTATAAAGAGCAAAAACCGGCGCCGAAGCCTGGCGATAAACCCAGCGTAGAGCTATCTGATCCGTATCGAAATAGAACTCTTTGCTGATATCTATGGTAATACCACCTTTCTCCAACGCAACTATTTCCGAAGGATTACCAAACACTAGATCCTTCGCCGTATTTCTTACAGGCATACCATCAATGATATTTACCGGATAACCCTGCAAGGTTCTGGTTTTGCCCTCTTCCTTAGCAACCGGATAGAGCATAGAGCCAACGCCAGGTCCCATGACCGACATAACGTTTGCCCACATATCACCAGACATATACCATTCAGCGCCATCTCTTACCTGAGGAGCAACTGAATTAATTAGTGAATTCACCATACCGATAGTAGCAGCGGCGGCATGAGCAACCGGAGCGGCAAGGAATGCAGCACCAGAAGCATCAAGAATACCGATATTACCAGTTGTTGCAGCAGTACCGTAGAGCGTATTATAGTCCTGTCTCCAACCATACTGTCCCTTAACTTGACTAAATACATACGATTCTAGCTGGGTCTTATCCTGAAGTAATTCCTCAGTGATTGGAACAAGTGCAATCAGCTTAACTAGAGCAAGATCGTGTTGTCCAAACGTGAATTTGGTAGGTGTCTTCTGAGCGCCTTCAGCTAGTGAATACAACCTAGGCTGAGATGTGTTGGTTTGAGTAGTAATGTTCAGATAAGGTAACTTCATTCCGTTGTAGTTGTTACCAACCTGGACTTTCTTTACTTTGTCCCAGATCTTGTTACCAGAGAACATACGACCAAATATTTCTGAACTGATTTCATGGGACACAAGATAACCACCGTCTGCGTTAGCGGTATCTTCGTTCATCCCTGCCGGAGCCTTAGCAGTAATATGAAGTTCCTTAACCTCACCACTTGTCAAAGCCTTGGTAATGTCCTTAATGGTATCTAAACGCTTTTCGTTCTTTACGATAACATTAGGAGCAGTGATTTCTTTCTTAATTTCTTTCACTTCCATTTGAATTTCCTTTTTAATTGTTTCCTTAACCTCTTGGATTTTCTTGGTTTCCTCTGTTTTTTGAACGTCTTCTGTATAAAGGATATGACCTTCTTTAATATACTTGTCCATTTCCTTCTCTTCTACTTCAATAATAGAGCCTTCTACCAATTCATCCATTTTCTTAGTCAACTTAATTTTCATTTATCCTCCTGAACTATGACATCATTTTATTTTTGCATTTCCGGCCAAAGATATGCTAATAATATGACTACACTTAATAGTTCGTTGTTTATAATATTTTGCCCTTACTAACTAATTTTAATTCCTCTTGAATTTCCTTTTTAGCCTCATCCTCTATCGTTTTCTGCATTTCCAAAGTAATAGAACATTCACCAACTCTAACAACTACATAATTAGGCTTTGGTTTTTCTACTGGTTTTAGACTTTCCTCAGTATTATCAGGCAATTCAGTCTTTAAAGGCTCTGAACCACTCTGAATTACAGCGGCTATTTGAGTACCGTTATCACCGCTAGAAGTTCCACTAGGTCTAGGATTAGGTACTGCTTCGGTTAATACTGGAACTTCTGGTGTTATTACATTAGAAATAGGTGCTTCTCTAGGTTCGACAATTAGAGAATCTACTTTTGGAGGTATCATTGTAACTTGATAACCACTTGCAGTTAATAGATTTACAGCGTCATTAATAGCTAATTGTACTGCTTCCTGTGGATTAGCCGGCCTACTTATTACCGTAGCTGGACTTTCGCTAGCAGGTGGATCGCCAATAGTATCGCCATTTTTTTCTGCTTCCATCTTACCACATATCTTTTGAGCGGTTTCTTCGTCATATCCTTCAACATCAGTCATATGAACCATACAAGCATCGAAATCTGCAAATGGACCAATAGGTTTAATTTCCTTAACCTCAAGTCCTAATTCCCTAGCTAATTTATCGTCTAATTTTATACTCTTAGACGACACTGCATGAACCAAAGCATCTGGATTACTAGGAATATTAACCATACTGTTTTCCAGTAATGTCCACTTGGTTATTAATCGCTTTGTATTGGCAGGCGGATTAAGCTTAAATTCCTTGCAAAACGACTTATATCCAGCAGATCCAGAAGGAAAAGCTTCGTCGGTTATAAATCCTACAGAACACGTCCTTAGAAATCCACCTTTAACAAGTGTGAATATTTCTTGCCCCATGGTAGTAGGAGCATATTTTACTTTACCTACCACCGCTCCACCAGTAACTTGAATTTCCAACGTCTTACCAATAGAAGGAATAGCATAATTATGGCTCCAACAAACTATAGGGTTCTTCTGGTATCTTTCCAAATTACAACCAGGAGCATAAACCATATCGCCATCTGCATCTACTGTATCCGTACTCATAGAGCATATAACGGTAGATTCTTCCTCTTCAAGCATCTTAATAGAAGGTAGAAATTGCTTACGTTCTACTACCGTATTGGAATCCAAGCCGCTTATATCTACTCCAAATGGCTTTAATCCGCTAATTAAAATATTTTTCTTGCTCATGCTACTCCTGATTTATATTAGTGTTATTGTCTACTTCTTCAGAAACACTAGGATCCTTGGAAGTAGAAGTCATTCTCATAGCAGTAGGTAACGCTCTTAATGCATCTGGCTGGTCGGTTTCAATTCCTAGACGATTTCTAACATAAGTAGCACCATAAATTCCTTCGTCCAAGTATATCCTGTCAATTTCTGCTGCTTCTTTTTCATCAGAACTTATAATCATGTCGCCATCGAACCAAACAAACAGATTTTCATCATAATCTTCTACTAGCTGTTCATTTAGCTTTTCAAGGAATTTCTGCAATTTAGGTAATACGGTAGTTTGCTTGTAATAGTCCAATCCACTTTGTGCACTAGCCCTGTTAGCATCGTTAATATCTACAAGACTGTTAGGAACTCCAAAGACGGCGCATACTTCACGTCTTACTTCTGTTCTACCCATAACGTATTGCATATCTCTAGGACTGAAATTCAACTGCTTAACGTCAACATCTCCGTTAGTTACCATCGGCTTACCTGCGTTCATAGGAGTACCATACTTCTTAAACCATAGTCTTTGTATTTCTTTCTGTTGGTTCTCTGTCATTCCGTTCTTATAGGTAACTAAAAAGTCCGGCCGGGCATTATTACGGTTAAGATAGTTTTCTGTCTGATCGTAATAAAATTCACGTTCTGCGCAACAAATAGCTGCTTCCAGTTCTCCTTTGCCATATAAAGCGTTTCCTGGCTGGTAATTTAAGAAATGAATAATATCCTCTGTAGGAATATTCATTACCCGTTCTTCCAAAGAAGTAGATTGATTAAAAGTAGAGGTATACTTATAATTTAGAATATCTCCATATCCAAAACCATTCTCTTGAACTACAGCACTAACATTTTCAGAAAGTAGAGGGTATAAAGCTATTACTTTGCCCGTCTTGTCTCTTTGCTTGTAAACATAAGAATTTCCTATTAACCCTAAATACGATTGAATCATGCCGGTAAAGTCCGTATAGTTCATTCTAGGATTAGGATTATGTAAAAGCTCTAATACGTCGTGTTCCTCAATCTCCAGTACATTACCACTCATTTCTTTCTGAGTAGTCTTTTCTAAAAACTTCATCTGCTTATTGGAAATTGCTTTACCTTTTGCATATTTCAACGACTTACCACTTTTATTCCTATAGTAGAGTTTATAAGGAATTGTGCTAATAGTCATTGCGTTTCGGTTATTACATACAAACACCCAACCCGTATTGTATTGTAGCAATTGTTTAGGCGAATAATATTTGTTACTAGACTGTCCAAAGAAGAATTGCCATTGATTAACCGCAGTATCAGCAATAAACGCTTTTGATTCTACTTCGGTTAGCGGCATCTCCTTTGAAGTAATTAAAGTTTTAGTTTCGGTAGGTGGATTTCTTCTAAATAGGTTTTTAAAATTCATAAAGCTCCCAAATTAACAATTCTCATATATAACTAATTGCGCCTACCCTTTCCCAGTATTCATCTCTGGTTTCAAAAGGTTCTCTAACAGGCATCTCATCCATATCTCCGCCACTCATTAAAAATATTCCTTGCCCTCCATTACAATCATCTACAGCATTCACTATATACCTAATAGCATCCAAGCAATCGTCACCTTTCTTTACTGGGACATCCGAATTAATTTTGTAAACATAGTTCTCAAATTCCATTACCGTCTTTTCACAAGAAGTGTCAATATACAAGGAACCATTACCTAGCCTGTTTCTTATTCTGTCTATACCTACATTCACATCATTATTAGCTTTATTAATAGAAACACCAATATTCCTTAATTCATTAGAAATCAAAGGAGCACTAGGATCGTAAATAATTTGAACATTAGGGTGCTTTACTTTAATATCAACTACCATTTTCTTAATTGCGTCTATAAGCAGATTCTTCCTTGCCACTTCCTCTATTACATAAATACAGCCTTTAGTAACGCCTGCTAGTATAAAAGCCGCCAAGTGAGTTTGTCCCCAGTCTATGCCCAAATAATATTCCTCATAGCCAGTTTTAGTCAAATCCTTAACATGAGCATCTTTACTGAAATTCTTAAATACCTGCCCTTCGATTGCCACCCACTGCCCGTCTACCATTCTCTTCCTTCTGTCCTGATCCATATATTTAAAAGAATCGAAGAAACTCTCAGGCAAATAGAAATTGTCATAAGAACTTGTAGTGATTACCTTATGATCCTTGTCCTTCTCAATAAAGAATTTCCTGTATAACCACTGGTCCTTGTTAGGTGGGCCTGGGTTCGTTGCCAAAAAACACTGCATACTACCGAATTTACTTCTAAGCCCATAAGTCATTTCCTCAAATTCTTCTTCTGTAAACTCAATAGCCTCATCCAAGCATAAACACCCAATATTCATACTTCTAACGCTCATACCCCTATCTAGCCC